ATATAGTTAGAGCAATAACATTACCCAGGCGTTCTGGCGTAGACGATTATTCGATTAATTCAGCGCCGTTAATGCGACTTTAACCACAATTTTTCGTATCTCAGAGGCTGTTTGCATAATACAACCTGGTCGGTGAACATCCTGCGGAAAGAAAATTGCGTAGCTGCCCGGTATCATTTCTATAAATGATTCATGTTCACTAGCAGGATACCGGTCATAATCCCGGACACCGACGCTTTCAGCGTAATCGCAGAGATCATCTTCCACTTCGGTGTACCCAGCGCATAAGCCGCTTCACGCAGGCTGTACGGCACCAGTTTCAGCATGTTCTCGGTGGTGCGGATAACAATCGGCACCTGCAACAACGCCAGGGCAATCACGCCCGCCCAGCCGGAGAAGTGCTCCATCTGCGCCACCACAATGGTGTAAACAAACAGACCAACCACAATCGACGGCGCAGAGAGCAGAATGTCGTTAATGAAGCGAATCACTTCTGCCAGCCAGGATTTACGACCATATTCCGCCAGATAAATCCCCGCCATAATGCCCAGCGGCGTACCGAATACCGTGGCCCACAAAATTAACAGCCCGCTACCCGCCAGAGCGTTCGCCAGACCACCACCTTCCGTATTGGGCGGCGGCGTCATTTCAGTGAACAGCGCCAGCGACATACCGTCGATACCGCGAGTGATGGTGGACATTAAAATCCAGATCAGCCAGAACAGGCCGAAGGCCATCGTCGCCATCGAGAGCGTCAGCGCAATACGGTTTTTGAGGCGGCGACGCGCCTGCATTTTGCGGCGAGATTCAGCCAGCGCCGCAGTGGTTTGCATTTCAACCATAGCCATTAGCGTGCCCCCTCATTCTTAGCCAGGCGCATAATCATAAACTTCGATGCGGCGAGGACGATGAAGGTAATCACAAACAGGATCAGGCCCAGTTCCATCAGTGCGGCAACGTGCAGACCGGATTCCGCTTCCGCAAATTCGTTCGCCAGCGCAGAGGTGATACTGTTGCCCGGCATATACAGCGAGGCGCTGTCGAGCTGGTAGGTGTTACCGATGATAAAGGTCACCGCCATGGTTTCACCGAGCGCGCGGCCCAGCCCCAGCATGATGCCGCCGATAACACCATTTTTGGTGAACGGAAGAACGATACGCCAGATAACTTCCCAGGTGGTGCAGCCAATACCGTAGGCCGACTCTTTCATCATCACCGGGGTTTGTTCGAACACATCACGCATTACCGCCGCAATGTACGGAATAATCATGATGGCGAGGATCACGCCTGCCGCGAGGATACCGATACCAAATGCGGAGCCAGAGAACAGCGCGCCAACAATCGGGATATTCGACATGATATTGCCGACCGGCTCCTGAAAGTAAACGGCGAACAGCGGCGCAAAGATAAACAGGCCCCACATGCCGTAAACGATACTTGGAATGGCTGCCAGCAGCTCAATGGCGATACCCAGCGGGCGTTTCAGCCAGCCAGGCGCAAGCTCAGTCAGGAACAGGGCGATACCGAAACTCACCGGGACGGCGATCAGCAGCGCGATAAACGAAGTCACCAACGTACCGTAGATCGGCACCAGCGCCCCGTAGATATCGTTCGGTGCAGATCGATAGTATCCATGCTGACCTCATTTCCCCTTAACGCCGGGGTAGCGGAACAAAAACCTGCTGCATAGTTATTAAAGTCGAACCCTGCCATCATGTTCTTACGCCTCGGGCTGGCTACTTAACCCCTGACCACTGCCTGGTAACTCGAAGTATTGCCTGGCGTTCTGTGGGGCGGGGTGGGTTGATGAAATAATGATGCACTTTTAAAGTTATGATGTCAACACTTATAAAGTTAGCTTTTGATCAATAAAAACCGCCTCGTGTGAAGCGGTTCTGCGAAAAAAGAGGATTATCCAGGAAATTGTCGTCTGGAGTGGGTGACACTTACTATTTCAACACTCGAAGCGGCTACACGGTACAGAATGATATAGTTAGGATGAGCTACAATCTCACGCAAGCCAAACGCTCTGTCGCTTGATGGGTATAAGTACGGATGTTCAGATAAAGCTAAAACACATGTCTCAATGCGAATCTTTAGCCTGCGTGCGGCATGGAGATTTTCTTTTGCAATATAGGCTACGATCTGACGTAAATCATCACGTGCAGAAGGTAGCCATAAAATGGGCAGCATTACACACTCCCGCTAGTCGCAGCAATTTGGGCAATGAGATTTTCCATTTCTGCCATTACATCATCATGAGGAATTGCAGGGCGCGGATCTGCAAGATTTGCAGCTACTTTTGCACGTAGCCATTCGTTGTAATTATTTTCTTGCTCAACGGTTTCAAACTCAGAAACCATCGGCGAAAGGGCAGTGTTCATAACATACCTCCTTTGGCTTATGATGTAGACTATGCTCGGTGCCCTTTCTGGGCAGCGAGCCATCTTGCAACAGTGCGCTCCATTGATTCTTTTTTGTCTTTCATGTCTTTAAGCATTTTTTCTTGATCTTCCTCTGGAAATGCTCCGAATGTTTGAAGCAGTTCCATTTGCCTGGGGCCTATTTTCATAGTATCTGGCACCACAACCTGCTCTTCTTCGTTTGGCGGTAACATAAACCAATATGGGGGATAACCCGTTACTTCAGAAAGTTTATCAAGATTAGCTGTTGATGGACTTGTGATTCCGTGAACCCACTTTTGTACCGATTGCTGGGCAACACCAATCCTGCGGGCTAGTTCTGCCTGCTTAAGTCCTGTTTTTTCCAGTACCAATTTTATTCGGTACGTGGTTATTTCAAGGGTGGTCATTCGCTTCATGCATTCATTTTACATAAAAAAAGTGTAACTAGCACAATCAGCTTAAAGGTGTTGATAAACTAACTTTAAAAGTGTATAAATCATGGTGATTCACTGGAGATAACGATATGCATGAATGTTTAAAAAATAAAATTCACCAAAGAGGGTTATCCCAAGCAGGTATTGCTCGTTTGATTGGATTACCGCAACAGGTTGTGTCTCGATGGGCTAATGGTCAGCAGGTCCCTGCATCAAGGGTTCTGCAACTTTGTGAGATTATGGCGTGGGAGGTTACCCCCCACGAACTCCGACCTGATATTTATCCTAACCCAACAGACGGCTTGCCTGCTGAGTTTCAGACTAGCACACAGCCAGCGACGGGAGTTGATTCATGAAAATCAAGCATGAGCACATCCGCATGGCGATGAATGCCTGGGCATATCCTGACGGTGAGAAGGTGCCAGCTGCTGCTATTGCCAGAGCGTATTTTGAACTGGGGATGACATATCCCGAGTTGCACAACGACGACAGGCACAACGCGCTCTATCTCAACACCCAAAAGATTTTCCGTTGGCTGGATAAAGACACTCCTGATGCTGTTGAGAAAATTCAGGCATTGTTACCGGCGATCGAAAGGGCAATGCCACCTCCGCTGGTAGCCCGAATGCGCAGCCACAGTTCCGCTTATTTTCGGGAGCTGGTGGAGACGCAGGAACGGCTAGTGAAAGATATCGATGATTTCGTTGCATCAGCGATCGTTCTGTTCGACCAGATGAATCGTGGTGGTCCGGCGGGTAATTCCGTGGCTGTGCATTGACTGAAAATATTTATACCGGATCGCTTCCGGCAATTCGTGAGTAAAAAGATTCGGTCTCAGAAGAGGTGAGTATGGCTAATGCCTGGCTCAGATTATGGCATGACATGCCAAATGACCCTAAGTGGCGAACAATTTCCAGGGTGTCAGGACAGCCAATCGCAACAGTGATGGCTGTGTATATCCACCTTCTGGTGAGCGCGTCACGAAATGTCACGACATGTCACGGCGTGTCACTACGTGGTCACATTGATGTCACAACGGAAGATTTAGCAAGTGCACTTGATGTGACGGAAGAAGTAATTGATTCAATTTTGCAGGCGATGCAGGGGCGGGTGCTTGATGGAGATTTAATCACTGGATGGGAAAAACGCCAGGTAGCGAAAGAGGATAACGGCAACGTTTCGCAAACCGCGAAATCCCCGGCAGAGCGTAAGAGAGCACAACGCGAGAGGGAAAAATTACGAAAACAGAATGAGGGGTGTCACGATGAGTCACGCATATGTCACGACATGTCACTACGAGTCACGACAGATAAAGATACAGATAAAGAATTAAACCCCACACATAACGCGCGCGTGCGCGAGAGTGCTCCGACCAGTGAATCGAACGGTACGCCGTTGCAGGCAGCGGAACCTGATTACCAGGAAAGCCTGAGCGAACCCATCGGGAAGTTTCCGATGGCCGATGGCTGGCATCCGTCGCCGGATTTTCGACGGCGGGCTGCACTGTGGGGAGTGGCTCTGCCGGAGCCTGAATTTACACCTGCTGAACTTGCCGCCTTCAGGGACTACTGGGCAGCTGAGGGGAAAGTTTTTACGCAGGTTCAGTGGGAGCAGAAATTCGCCCGTCACGTAAATCACGTCAGGGCGCAGGTTAAACCAGTCAGCAAGGGGGTGCGTCATACAGCAGCACCAGGTGGCACCGCATCACGGGCAGTTCGGGAAATTCGGGCAGCACGTGAGCAGTGGGAACGTGAAAACGGATTTGTCAGCGACGGAAACGGCGTGGAAGCTGTGGGAGCTCATGGGGGAGGTTTATTCAAACCGCTGGACTCAGAAGAACGGGGCCGCACCTTCGAAGCTCTGGATTGCCCAGATTGGCGCGATGACTGAACAGCAAATCAGGCTGGTCTGCCGTCAGTGCATGGACCGCTGCCGGGCGGGTGAAACGTGGCCCCCGGACCTGGCTGAGTTTGTTGCGCTGATTTCGGAGAGTGGGGCAAATCCATTTGGTCTTACGGTGGATGCCGTGATGGAAGAGTACCGGCGCTGGCGCAATGAATCCTGGCGGTACGACGGGAGTGATAAATACCCGTGGCCACAGCCTGTGCTGTACCACATTTGCCTCGAGATGCGCACCAGAGGGATTGAACGTCAGATGACTGAAAGTGAGCTGAAACGACTTGCAGAACGACTGTTGACCAAATGGGCAAAGAATGTTGGTAACGGCATGAGTGTTCCGCCAGTGCGACGACAACTGGAAGGGCCAAAACACCCGCCAGGGCCAACGCCAATTGAGTTACTGAAACAGGAATATGAGCGCCGGAAAGCGGCTGGTTTTGTCTGAATTTGAGAAATGATTTTGTCGGAGGAAATTTTAATGGAAACCGTTTTTGACGCACTGAAAGCACTGAAAAGAGCCTCTTCACAGGAGGTGTCGGCCCGCCTTGGAATCAGCCGCGAAGATGCTGTCAACGAGCTGTGGAAGCTGAAACGCCGTGGTGAAGCAGATAACAAGGGGTCGATGTGGTGGCTGACGATTGAGGCAACTGAAATGGTCACAAAAACCACTGCGGAGATGCTGATTAACTCAATTGAACAGCATGGTCCTCAGTCGGCTGACGAACTGGCGTTAATGTTCGGGATTACCTCCCGCCGGGCGAATTCAACGCTGGCAATGGCAATAAGCAAAGGTCGTCTGATTCGAGTAAATCAGAACGGTAAATTTCGTTACTGCCTGTCGGGCGATAATTTACCAGCAGAGCCGAAAGCTGCATCGGTAACGGAAACTGCTGGTAAAGCCTTTCCTCAGACAGCAGGTGTTGCGTTACCAGTCCGGGAAGCGGAAACACAGGAAGAAATTAAAACTGAAAGTGTGGCGGTCACAGTGCAGTCACAGCCGTCGTTCACCAGAAAGCATCCGGATAGTCTGATTTTACCATCGCTGCATGTGGCTAACCGCGAACTGCGCCGGGCAAAAGGTCAGGTTCAGAAGTGGGAGCGAGTCTGTGCTGCGCTGCGTGAGCTGAACAAGCACCAGGATATTGTTCGACAGATTGTCGATTCCTCCAGTCGTATTGTGTCGGAAAAGTGATTGCCGGAGGTACTTATGGCAAGAGTATTTACACAGGAAGAGCGGGAAGAAGTGAAGGCGCGCATTGTGGAATTCGTGCGCCTGAGCGGACGAGAAACTTTTCGACAACTGGCAGATAAAACGGGTGTCAGTAAGACCGCTATTCGTCGTTTATCTGGTGCGCTTGCGGCCAGTGGTGATGTCTGGCTCTCTGATTGCGGGGTATTTCCATCAGAGCAGGCGTATCGCGTATGGCGTAAGACACCGGAGAAGGCTGCTGACCCGACACTGATTCGAAAGTTACCTGACGGAGAAATACGTCGTTACAACAGATGGCAGAACATAATTTGTCGTGAGTGCCGCCAGAGCGAGGTTATGCAGCGTGTGCTGGCGTTCTATCGGGGAAACTTTCAGGAGGTGATGGAGTGAGGGTGAGAGTTTATATTGCCGGTCCAATGACGGGATATGAAAATTTCAACCGTGAGGCGTTTCACAAGGCGGAAGAGGAACTGAAACGGGAAGGGCATACCGTCTTAAACCCGGCAGTACTTCCGGACGGGCTGACACAGCCGCACTACATGGATATTTGCATGGCAATGATTCGTTGTGTGGAT